CGACACCGCCAGCGCCGCCTGTTGTTCCCGTTGTGCCTGTTGCGCCACTACCGCCAGCGGCAGAATACGCACCAGCATTAAATGTTGACGCAGTTCCGTTCCCTGCCGTTGCGCCATTTGTCCCGCCAGCGCCAACTGCGTAGGAGACAGATGCGCCGGGGGTCAGGGTTAAGGTTGTGACCGCCGTATAACCGCCGCCGCCGCCGCCGGGACCACCGTTGCGGGTGCTGTTGCCAGTGCCACTAGAATAGCCATTACGACCGCCGCCGCCGCCGCCGATTAGGTGGATCAAATTGTTGGAAGAATTCCAATCAAATGGGACGGTAAAGCTTGTTCCACTGGTGATAAATACCGCTTTTTTGTTAAGCGATGAGATGTAAAATGTGATGCCCGTTGAGCCGTTAGAAGTCCAACCAATGGCACCCGTTGACGTAACAGATATTGTGCCATAAATGTTAAGGAGTGGAGATGTAGTTCCAGCAAAAGTAACAGCTACGGAAACCGTAAAATTGCGGCAATTAAGCACCCCATCCAGTGTGATGGTGCCTGTAGAAGAAATTACCACATCATCTGAGGCAGTTGGAACTTGCGCGGGGGACCAGCCAGTGGTGCTGCTGGTGTTCCAAGTTCCCGTTCCGCCAATCCAAGTTATGGTTGCCACAAGATCCCCCTTTAGGCTGATGCTACGCAGCGCCATTTGCTTGTGGCGGCATTCCAAACAAAACCAACGTCAAGGCGAGTCGTCGTCACCGTTGTCGTGGGAAGTGGCGTTGTTGACGCCTCAAACGACGCACCCCAAGTTATCCCAACCGCCACCGTCCCAGTAATAGAAATCCAAAGTCTTTGACCATTGGCCGGGGTGCCAGTCAAGTTCGTCGTAAAAGACGTGATGGTGGCGCTCTGGTTCGTGATGACCAGCATGTCATAGTTGTCGGTGTTCAGTGTCGGGGTCGCGCTGTTAGCTGTTGTCGCTAAAACACGGGGCAGCAAGCCGCCGCCAGCGTTTACATTCTCAGCCAAAATAGAAAGGTTGCGCGCGATTGTCATGTCACATCACCGCCCAGTTCTGTTCCGATTCATTCCATACATATGCCGCATCGTCTGTTGGATAGGGCGTTGGAGCTTCCCAAAGCCATGTGTCTGTATTCAATGACCATGACGGATAAGGCTGCGGCGCATAGAAAACATCGTTTTGGTAATCATAGGTATAGCCAATCCCGGCGTAGTTTCCACGCAAGGCCGCACCGCCATCGGGCTGCCCGTCTTCGCCATAATGGACGCCACCGCGCGTATTATAGCTAGTCTGAATCCATTGGCCGGGCGAGCTATCAATGAACGTAGTAAAGAACTCAGGTTCAGCAACGATGACATTGATGACTTTGCCATCGCAGATTTTTGCAAAATGGCTCATGCAGTATAGCTCCCCGATGCGGTGAACTTGATGATGGTAAATGACCCCGATGTGGTTACAGTGGGCGAGCCGGTGACGGTGCCCGTGTAAACTGCGGTTGGGACTGAAAGGATGACAACGCCAGAGCCGCCAGCGCCGCCTGTGTAGTTATTTCCGGTGCCGCCGCCGCCGCCACCCGTGTTTACAGTCCCGGCAGTGCCGTTGGCTGTGTTTGAAGAGCCCGCGCCGCCACCACCTGATCCGCCAGCGCCAGCGGTTCCGCCAGTGGCATATACCCCACCACCGCCGCCGCCAGCATAATCAAGCGCAGACCCAGTGATTGAAGAAGACAGGCCCGCGCCACCAGCACCAGCCACCGTAGTGCTTGTAGCCGTGCCACCAACAGCGCCAGCGCCGCCACCACCACCAGCAGGCTGTGATCCTGCGAAAGCGCCGTTACCGCCACCGGCAGAACCTTGTCCAGATGTTCCTGCGCCACCCGTTCTTGTTATGCCACCACCGGCACCGCCACCGCCACCAGAACCGCCTGCGACACCGTTGGCCCCGCCGCCGCCGCCACCGCCACCAACGGCGGCAGTCAATGTAGTGATAGAAGATGTTCCTCCACTGGTCCCAGTGGTCCCACTGCCTGCACCGCCAGCCCCGCCACCGCCAACAGTGACAGTGTAGGTAGTTCCAGTGTTTAGACCAATGGTTCCAGCCAAAAGGCCGCCAGCGCCCCCGCCGCCTTGGGAAGCCCCGCCGCCGCCAGCGACGATAAGATAGGTGGATATTTGAGAGATAGAAGACTGGTTGAAAGACCAGTATCCAAGCCAGCCTTGCGTTGAATCAACGTAGATAAGAGAAACGCTGGCCCGGCTTGTGGACAGATAAGCATTTGCAGCAATGCCGTTAACTTTGCCGCCATTTGGATTAATGGTGCAGTAATTGGTGCCGAAAGTCCCTGCATAATCCGTAATTTGGACAATGTTGCCCGCAGACGGGCTTGCAGGAAGCGTGACCGTTATTACACCAGATGTGGTGTTAACAGGGTAGCCATTCCCAGCCACGGCAGTGAAGCTGGCCGTCTGCACAGCTTGGAAAATTGTATAGGCGGGGCCAGTCGGGCCGGTTGCGCCAGCAGTGCCGGTCGGACCTACCGGACCTTGCCCAAACGTATTGACGTTGATGGCAACAACTTCAACGATGTCGTTCAACCCAGCAGCCGTCGCTAGAACAATAGAAGTTCCGTTCGTCGCGGTATAGTCTGATCCATTAAGGAAGACACCATTCAGATAGACCTGAACGTAGCCAACGGTATAGGAGACCGTGAAGGTTGTTTGGCCCGCCGTGGCGGTGAAGCTGGTGCGGGTGTAGGACGCTACAGCGGCATTGCCGGTCGGGCCGGTCGGGCCGGTGCTTCCTGCGCCGCCCGCGCTTCCCGTGGGGCCAGTTGGACCGGCCACCGTAGACGCCGCCCCCGTAGGCCCGGTTGGCCCCGCAGGCCCAGTCGGCCCACTGACGCCGCTCACAAGCGCCAAAAATAGTGCCGCGCCGTTTGCAAATCCTGTTGTCCCCGCACCGCCAGAACCCGCCAAGGTGACAGGAAAGGTCCAGTATGAGTTAGCCGCGCCGGGGTTTACGTTGGTGGGAGTGCCAGAGATCGTCCAAGTCTGGTAGCTGGTGCTGGCCGTTTGGCTCTGGACGACAATCTGCTCTCCTACCGAAAGAAGCGACAGGAAAATATCAATGTCGATATTGTTGTCAGTCAGGTGGCTGACGTTAAGCTGCGTGGCGCTGGTCTGGGTGGCGTTGTTCCAAAGGATGTCGCCATCGCCGGGGTAGCCAGACGTTGCGCCCGTATTGGCAAAGTACAGAAACAGATTGGACGATGTGCCGGGCGACCCCGTAGGCCCGGTGGGACCGGCAACCGTTGAAACCGCACCAGTAGGACCAGTCGGACCAGTTGGCCCGGCTACAGTTGAAGCAGCGCCCGTGGGTCCGGTTGGCCCATTAATTCCGGCGGTTCCCGTAGGCCCGGTTGGCCCAGCAACCGTAGAAGCTGCGCCTGTGGGGCCGGTTGGGCCGACGCCGCCGCCGGGGCCGGTGGGGCCGGGAACCGTTGAGTCAGCACCCGTAGGCCCAGTGGGGCCGGTCGGGCCGTCCAAACCAACATAACCCGGACTTCCGGTCGGGCCAGTCGGCCCTGCAACAGTAGAAGCTGGACCAGTTGGTCCCGTGATACTGGGGCCGGTTGTGCCGGTAGGGCCGGTTGGGCCAACATTCCCAGATTGCCCAGTCGGACCCGTAGGACCGGGAACAGTTGATGCAGAACCAGTTGGCCCAGTAACGCTAGGCCCTGTAGGACCCGTAGGTCCAGATACCGTTGATGTTGGACCCGTAGGTCCCGTAGACCCAATGGTTCCTTGCAAGCCTTGCTGTCCAGTAGGCCCAGTAGGCCCCGGAACTGTAGATGCCGTACCAGTAGGCCCAGTTGGCCCGGTGGAGCCAAGCTGCCCCTGCGGCCCGGTGGGTCCTGTAGGTCCAGCAACAGTGGAATTAGGCCCGGTGGGGCCGGTGGCACCAGTCGTGCCAGTAGGCCCAGCTACGGTAGAATTAGCACCAGTAGGGCCGGTCGGGCCGGTAGCGCCCGTGGAACCTGTAGGTCCTGCTACTGTAGATGCCGCCCCGGTGGGGCCTGTACTTCCCGTGGGTCCCGTAACCCCGGCGGGTCCGGTAGGCCCAGACACACCAGTGGGGCCGGTCGGGCCGGGTGTTAACCCTGAAACAGCGCCAGTCGTTGTGCGTTTAGATGTCCCAGCCTGCACAATCTCAAGCTGTTCCGTCCCGTTAAGAGAGGTTGCAGCAGGAAGATTGGGGATTTGGGAGTTTGCCACTAGGTTACACCGAAGTTATGGTCTGCCAAGCAGACCCTGTGTAAACACACAATTTACCAAGATCGGTGTCAAAAACGACACGCCCAGATACCGCACTAAGGGCATTTTTCTGAACCGTAGTGACGTTCTGCGCTACTGTCAAAGTAGCAAGATTGGCAATCTGTTGCGTAGTGCAACGAACGGAAGTTCCGGCCTGAACAATTTCTACCTGTTCGGTGCCAGAGAGTGCAACCGCAGCACCTAGATTGGGTATCTGTACATTACTAGCGTATCTAGGCATCAGAGCGGTCCTGTCTTAGGTATTTCATCAAAGCCGTAGGGCAGGCTTGGATCGTTGATGACATACCCACCAGAGGTATATGAGCCCGAAAACGTCGAATCCTGAAGATCGAACTGAGTCGCGTTCACCACAGTAATGACCCATCGACCATTGGCCGGTACGCCATTCACATCACCAATTATAACACGTTGGTTGGTAATAAATCCAGAAGTAACCGTAACCGTGATGCGAATCAGGCCAGCGCCATTGTCAGCGACAGTGATGATGTTGCGGTAGGTAACGGCGTTCGGATCGGTGCCCGGCTTCTGGTTGGTCCCACCGGGGGCTTCGCCAGTTTGCTGTGTAACGCGCGTCTGATCCGGCACATTGCCGTCCACAGTGGTAACACGGGTGTCACCTTGCTGTACCGGAATACCCGTTTGCGGGTTGGTGGAATTGTAGCCCGACACCTGACGGCGATCTGTCTCATCCCAAGCATATGGCTCAACGCGCGGGTTGATGACCGGCATGGGGTCGGCGGGTACGATAATAGCCCGAAGCTGGTTTTGTGGCTCATCGTAGCAAGTTTCGCATACCAAGATGCGCTTGTTAATCAGGGACGCGCCTGCCCAATCATATTGCCATTTAAGGTCAACATGGTTGTACCAAAGGGCGCAACGATCACAAATGGCAAATGCGCGGGGGTTGCTGGCACTTGTTCTGGCGCGGCCTGACCGGGAAGCGTAACCCATAGCTCCCCCTTATCGGAAATACCCAGAGATCATCGGTGAGATATACTGTTGCGCCGTTTCCACGTTTTGGTCGGCTGCGATCTGATACGATTCATCCGCCATCGGCTTAAGCCCCATAGACATCGCAGGAGCCCAAATTTGAGAGAGTCGGTAAGCAAGGGCATATGCAAAAGCTTCTAGCCAGAGGTATGGGATTTCAACGGTTTGCCCGTTCTGCAAATTGGAATCTTGGATTTGCCGAACCCTGTAATACTTCAGCGACTGCGGCCCGTTGTCGGTGTTTGGGACCGGCCAAAGAGTAACGGACGGCCCCGCAGACCCGGTAGACCGGGATGAGCTAATCAAGCGGTCAAACCAATAGACGGTTGGGAAGCCCTGCTGTTCTTTATTTGGGTAACTGGCGTATTCCGTCCTGCTGATCGGGAGAATTATGCGGTCAATGTTGGCACCCGAATCATCGTTTTGGACGTAGGCATCCAAAATCATGACGGTGCTTGGATCAACGGCGTAAGTAGCTTGGTCAGTTACCAAAGGGGTGGTTACAAGATCGACACACCAGAGGTTAACGCCTTGGTTAGACCAGCGGGCCAAAAGCATATTGGTCGCCATGCGCGCGGCTTGCATATGCTCTTGAAGCACTGCGGTATTCCGAATCCCGATCAAGTTGTACGCATAAAGCGTCAATTCACCCAAGCCGGGATTGAAATTGTATGTGCCGCTGGTCGCCATATCAGACTACCTTACAGAGAGCCATCATTCTTAACAAGAACGCCACCAATGTTGACGCTTACAACAGCCGCCGTTGCTGCGCTTGAAGCGATCTGCCAACGAAGATCAGTTTTTTCAGCATAGGGCAACGGAAAGTGTCGCATTACCTCATAGGTTGTGTTGAACGGTGTCTGCACAATGATTTTCTGCACACCCGCAGAAGAATTAGTAACTGCACGGTAGGTTGTGTAGTTGGCGGTGTTCCCATTGAAAGAGGAAAAGGCACCATAACGGTAGCCATAAAACGTATATCCAGCCGGAACAGTAAACACAGCCATTTGTGTCTGCCCGATGCTGGACGTTGTTGCGTTGTACACCGCAGTGTTAATCTGGGCGTACACAGTCCCACTATTGGAAAGTGTGATAACTCCGACAGGATTTGTTGCGCTACCGCTAGAAACCACCATGTTATTGATGCGGAAATATTGGTTAACGGTGGGGACGTTGGTTGTCCCATTCAAAGCAAGAGTTTCAGAAATAACTGCGTAGTTAGCATCAAGCCCAGTGATTGTAATGGATGCTGTGTCTGCCGCATTTGCACTAACAAGCTGCATGGTCAAAGCGGAACTAGGAAACACATATTCCGTGGAGGCCATGTTTTCCCAAACAGTACGAAACAGCCCAGCGGTGGCTGGCGTTGTGCCATAAGCAAAAACATTCCGTTCGGCATGGAATGTGATCTGGTCGCGAGCAACTTGAAGTTCAAATGGCTCAAAAGTGCCAACGCGCGTAATAGACTGGCTGACAGCGCCGGTAGATGTAAAAGCGGCCATTTTTAGCTCCTTTTGCCAGCCCTTGCGGCGGCTACGTTGTCAACCAAATTTGGATAAGGGCGACCGGCGGCCCTAGCCATCGCTTTGGCGGATTGCTTCTGCTTGCGGTCAAGATGCTTTACCTTGGCATCTTTAGGGGCATCTTTTTCCCAAAACGGCTTATCCATATCAACAATCCCACTTTCTAAGCGCCTTGTTAATTCGGCTATTAGGATCAGCCGCCTTGGCAGAGCCGGTTAACTTTCGCTTGGCACCAGTCATTCTAGCACAAAAGCTATCCTTGCGCGACCCGCCCTCTGGTTGTGGGCGCTTAATATCATGGCCTTCTGCCCTCAAAGAAGCGCGGCCCTTGTCATTCAATCCACCAGATTCAGACTTACCCTCTGAACGCTGCCAAGCTGGTGTTTTAGCCATTTTCCCGTTCCTTCGTTACAGCGGTACACATTTCAACAAAACTAGTCATGCTTAGGTTGTGTTTTGCTATATTAACACACCTACAAACCAGTTGCACATTGCCAAAAACATACCCAATGTTAGAATCTATTCGGTCAATACTGGTGTTTGTTGGGACAACCCCGTTCTCAAGTTGCATGGTCATTGTCCATCCAGTGATAGCGCATAGTCCATTTTGCCTGTCCCATAAAGTACAGAGATGGTCAATATCTATAGAACATTCATGGCGGCTGCGGGCTTTTCCCAAAAGGTAAGACAAGTAAGACCGGGGAGTTTTTGTTCGCATAAAGGCATTGAAGTGCAAACCGTCATTGCCCCATTTTCTTTTACGGTATGCCGCCATTTTCTCTTTTATACACGCACTGCACCAAGAATTTCGTTTTGGAGTTCCATCAGTTTTTTTGCCAGCCGCATAGAAATCGCATATAGGTTTTTCTGTCCCACATTTAGAACAGGATTTCCTTGTTTTTGCGGCTTCTACGCCTAGCATCAACAACTCCTAGAAAAACGGGGGCACTAGGCCCCCGCTAACTACTAACTAAAACTTTCGTTTTGGTTAGTCAAGGCTACCCGAAACATCGCGACCGGGGGCGGGAGAGCCCTTGGCAGCAGACGAAAGCGGGCTCATGTTGGAGCCAGCGCGGCCACCGGACTTGCGGGGCTTGCGACCGGCATGATGCATGGCAGAATCGCCTTCCATCTTGCCCATCGTCTTGCCACCACGCTTGCGCTCTTCAGCAGCACCGAAAATCTTCGGCGCAATGTTGCGGCGGCTTGGCTTGTCAGCAAGGTCCATCGCGGCGGCATTGACGCCTTTCGCGGGACCACTATCCTTAGTAGTCTTACGACCCTTCATAAGAGCCTCCTTTAGGCTTGCGTTACGCCGAACAAGCCAGCAATAGAGCCGATGTTCGTCACAGGGGGGTTCTGGTAGAAGAACAGACGCTTGGTCTTGTCCGTAACCGACTGAACCGCGTAAGTACCACGCACGTCACCAGTTATCGTGGTGGCGGGCGAAGTGGTAACGGCGGCGGTATAGCCGGTCGAAGCCGTGATTCCTGTGGCGTTGTAGTTTACAACCACATCACCAAAAAACTCAGAGCGGATCGGGAAGCCAAAGATGTCCAGCGTACCAACGGAGTAGTTGATGGCGTCCGTCGCATTCGGGACAACCGAAGCGATGTACTTGAACGCCTTCTTGCCGCTAACAGTGGTGCTGGCAGCAACGGGACCAATCAGCTCAGACATCGGGACGCCATAAATGTCGTAACCCGAAACCAAGAAGCTGACAGAGCCGGAGGCGGAAGCTGCACCCGTGACACTCACCGCGCGAGCGCACAGCGCCTGCGGGTTCCACATCTGGATAGTAGCCGCATCGCCCATATCGTAGCGAAGAGCCAGATTGCCAGTAGTGGAGTTAGAGGTGACGCCCGTGATGGTGGTGGACGAAACAGTCGTTGAGCCAACAACCGCATACGTTCCAGCGCCGCCAGTGGGGCCAGTCAGTTGGGCAGTGATCGTCGTGCCAGAGGTAACGCCCGTGCCGGAAATTGTCATTCCGACAATGATCGTTCCAGTCACGCTGGATGCAGTCAGGACGCCAGCAGCCACAACGCCCGTGAAGGACGTAAGACCATCAAGCATCAGAAGACCGCTAACCAGAGTTCCGGTGTTGTAGTTAACCGTATATTGGTTAACAGACACACCAGTGGTGGTGGAGTTGGACGAAACCAAGGTCATCGCGGTGCCAGACACCACGTTCGCAGCAGCCGCAATGGCGGAAGTGCTGAGAGCGTAGGGTTGGTAGTTCAGCGTCTGGATGTTGGACGAACCAAGGAAACCAGCCGTGGCAGCACCAAAGTTCTGACCGGGCGAATAGGTGAAGGGGCCACGGGGATCAAGAACCCCCGTGCCGTTGAAGAAGAGAGACGTACCCGCCTCCGGGTTGTAGTCCGGGAACGGACCTTGCCCAAAGGAAATTACGGGGCCAGAGAATGCGCTAACAGACATCTACGGTCTCCGTTCTTACGAGGTGGGGAAGGAGCCGAAGATAGAACGCCAGTTGTAGTAACCGAAGCTGTAACGCTCGTAACCCTTGACAAGAAGATTGTCAGTCACAAAGTCGACTTGCATATCGGATTCAAACTTCACGCGCTCCATATACGACAGACCGTCGATGTTGGTCAGCAAGAACCAAGCATACGCGGAGGTCAGGAAGTCGTTGACCATGTAGCCTTCGGGAAGGCCGCCAGAGGTCATCATGATAGCGTTCACATCGTTGTCCGCAGTACCCGGACGGAGTTCCGTCTTGGTGAGTCGGATAGAGACCGGCTCAAGCTGCGGGGGGACGATGAGCTTGCGGCCACGGGCAAACACCTTCAGACCAGCCTGATCCTTGAAGTTCGTGCGGATCGCAATCATCGCGTTCAGCAGGGTAGCTTCATTCAGATCAACCTGAGTGGTGGGCGTATTGGCAACCGTGCCACCGTCAATCGGATGCGAAGCGGAGCAAAGAGCCACGCCATCACCGCCGATGGAAGCGTTGTAGGTTGTCGCCGTGTTCAGCAAGTTAGCGCCATAGATTTCCTTCGTCTGCTGGAAGGACTCAATGAGGCCAAGGTTCGACGGAGCAAACTGGGTCTTGTACAGGTTGTCGTCAATCGCCTTGCGGGTAATCGCATACCCAAGGGCAATTTCCGTATGCTCCTGATTGTAGACGTAGCGTTCGCCAGCGCCGTTATCAAAGGCAGTCTGGCCGCCTTCGGTCTTAAGCTGGGCCAAGCCAAGGAAACGCATCTCAGCGGTGCGCTCCAGAGCCATCTTCGACTCATGCTTGGTGAAGATTTTGTCGTACTGCGACGGGATTTGCTCATACTTACCTTCAACGCCCCGGAGGCCGGGGAGGAGAAGGTCTTTGATAGCCGAAAGATTGACAGCCATTGGTCCTTACTCCTTAGATGCCGGTAAGCTGCTTGGTGGAGACGTTGTTGAACGCAACGACTACCCAATCATAAGCCTGCCCGTTGCTGTTAGTGCCCGGCGCTCCCGGTGGGAAGTCGATCAGGCTGATAATGCGGAAGGGAAGCGTGTTAGTGGTATTGATGGTGCTAGTATCAAGATACGCACCAGAAATACCGTTTGCGGTGTTACCCGTGCCGATGGCAAAGCCAATGTTGGCATTGATGTCGGTGGTGGCAACGCCGGTTGCATCAGATTGAGCAACCCACTTGGCATTCGGATCATTGACGATATAGCCGATCACCACGTTGCCAGAAGCAACGTCAGAACCGGGCCAGTAGTTCGACCAGACGGTACGCTTCTGGGCAACCGACAGATATTGGCAACCAACGAAGATGCCAGCGATCTGAACGGAGTTGGAAGAAGCGCGCACAACGTAGCCGTTGGCGTCGGGAGCAACGGGGTCGCCAAAGAAGATGTTCGTGGCATTATAGACAATACGAACGGCGATCTGCTCATAGGTAGGGGCAGAACCAGTACCGCTGAATTGACGGAAACCAAAAGGCGCATCAGTATTCGCCATTGGAATTTTCCTTCTTACAGGGAGGTCCTTCACCGCACGCCGGGGCAGTTAGGAACCGGGGAAAGTTTAACCTTCACGCCGGGGAAGGTGGAGTCCAATAGGATTCTGATTAAAATAATACTTTAATTTCTAAATAAGTAAAGGGCCACCCATAGATGACCCTCTTTTTTATTGCAATAAATTGCAATTTTAGTCTTTGGGAACCGGAATTGCTTCGTAAGCCTTATTAATTACAGGCCGAACGCGAGCATCGTCACGGGTCAAAGTGCCTTCAGGGGTCGCATTAAGCTGCGCTTCCTTCTGCTTTACCTGATTTTTAGCCTTCCTATATTCAATTTGTCGGGCTTCATCAGAAATAACCGCAGGGCGCATCATCAAAGTTTGACCCTTACGCTCAATGGTTGGGTAATTACCCATACCCGGCATCATTTCCGGGTGGCGGGTTGTGGGAACTGCTTCCCAGCCCATGCGAGCAAGATGCACCTGATATGCGGGATCTTCCTGACCCAGCACAGTCTTGCGCTTCCACTCATACTCCCAGCCATCCGGGGCCTTGGGGGCGCGAAATTCATCCGTCCCCTCATCCATTTCGCCCAAATGCCCGCGAATTTCTGCGGCGCGGCGGGCGGCGGCTGCGCGGGGGTCTTCCTCACGCAGCGCGGGGCGCATGGTGGGACGGTCTGCATCACGGGTTTCCATAACTACCTGTTCCTCTTCAACTTCAGCACGGACAATCGGTGCTTTTGGGGGACGGCCACGGCGACGGGCCGGATTTTCGGATACAATATCCATTCATTCCTCCTAGTGGCGTGTGTCGCCCTTCATTTTATTGCGGTAATACTCTTGCGGAGTAATGCCACTTATCTTGGCGGCTTCAACTTCAGCCGCAGTCAGTGTCACAACGCCAGAGCGATTGGTGCTAGTGCCAGAGCGGGATACCGGAGCCGATGGCGGCGATGAACGCTTCTGGGTGGGCTTGGCAGCGTAGTCAGTTGCATCATCAAGACCGGGGATGGCGCGCTTGGACTCACCAATGCCAAGGCGGTTTTCCACAAACTTGAAGTAACCATCTGATTCGGGAACCAGACCGTAATCAACCGCATCCTCATGGGCGCGAGCCATCACGCGAATTGAACGCGAATCAGGCAAGTGTTCGCGGTTTGTTCGCAACCACTCCGCAGAACGGGGCGTAACCTGATTAATCAGGGTATCGACGTTCATTTCGCGCGACTGGGGTGCTACAGGCTGACGCGGAGTGTTCCGCATTTCCTCATAGCCGGTTTCCAACTGGCTCAACTTGTTGAAGTTGACTTGCATAGCCGATTGGATGTCAGCCGCCTTGTCAAAATCACCAATTGCCATCGAATCACGCAAGTGCGACTTCAGAATTTCCTGATCGCGCTTTACGCTATCAATTGCGCTGGCAACAAGGTGCATATTGGTGTCAGACACCTCACCATATGCCATCTGAGCCTTCTGGTCAGACACGCGGGCGCGCTCTTCGGCCTGTTCGCGGGCCAGACGCTCTTGTTCCAGACGCGCATTTAGCTCCTTGAGAGCCGAATCAACGTCCTTGCCCTTTTTAGGGGCTTCAACAACCTCAATTTCCTGTTCTTCGGCTTTCTTGGCTTCAACCTTTGGGGTGTCGTCCAAGATAACTTCAACAGTTTCTTCCATGTCAGACATAGTAGACTCCATAATTACCACACACGGTCAGGCTGATCGACACGGGCTTTGACATTAACATCGTCAATCATGCGGCAAAGGACGCCATTGACGGTAATGCTCCAGCCATCAGATGGCCGGAACACAATCCAGTCGCCTTCGTTGATCTCTGCATCGCCAAACCACTCACCAGAATTATCAACAAAAGCAGACGGCCCCATCTTGACCACCAAGCCCACCTTAGATTGGAAGCGGTCTTCGTCGGTCGTCTGGCTGGTCAGGATAATCCCGCTCTTCGTTTTCTGAGGGCGGATATAAACCGCCACCAGCATTTGATTGTTGAACACTTCAACGCTGCTAAGATCGCCAAGTTCTTTTACCAAAGCGCCAGCAGGATCAACTTCGTGATCCATAGTCATAAAAGGCATATTAACCCCCTTCTTTGCCACTTAACGTAGCGTTTACTTCTTCGCAAAGCTCCAATGCCGTGCGAAGTCCTTCTATTCTTCCTACTTGGTGTTTGTAGGAAGAAAAATCAAACCCTTCTACTTGGTGAAGACTTACCAATGCCTCTTTAAGGCGGTCTATTTCCATTTTAATCTGTTTGGTCAGTTCGTATTGATAGAATGCTTGCTGTGTTAACATCTTTTAACCGCCCCCTGACGGTTCCCCTTGGTTGGTTGGACGGTAGCGTAAAGGGGGGTTACGCTACCGTCCGGTCGCTGACTACTTTATCGTCGCCAGCAATTACTTGCCCTTCTGGATTTCAGTCTTTTCCAAACGACCCTCACCCGAACCAGCGCCAGCATCCATGTCCTTGTAAGAACGATAGGTGCGGCCACCGCGCTTGCGGGGCATCGGAGGGCCACCAGCGGGAGCGCCGCCAGCGGGAGGGGCGGGCATCGGCATAGGCATACCGGCAGGCATACCGCCACCAGCGGCGGGCGGGGGCACGGGAACCGGCATCGGGGGAGGCGTAGGGCCGCCCATGCCCGGAGCCATCATGTCATCTGCGGGCTTTGCAGCGCCGATAATGATGTTGATGTTGGTCTTGCCCTTGCCAGCCTTGCCGCCATGGGCATGGGCATCGCGTCCGCCGGGAACAACGCCGGGAACCTTGCCGGGATAGCCGGGGCCGGTAAACACGCCGCCACCAGACTTGCGAGCGGCGCGGCCACCCTTTTTGTAGTTATCACCGCTCAAGCCGCCAAGAAGCTTGTCCTTGATCTTCATGGCCGTGTCAGAAGCCAAATCGCCAGCAACGCGGTCGCCAAGGGTGCGGAGGAATCCACCTTCCTTTTTGCCGGAACGGGCAGATGGCTTTACCATCTTCTTGATGAGCGCCATGTCCTGCTTAACGTCATCATGCTTTTCAGCAGTGCCGCCCTTTTTTAGGCCAACAGCCTTGGCGGGGGACAGGGAACCCTTTTTGACGCCAGTGAAATCCATGCGGGCGGCAGGAACGCCAGCGGTCTGGTGGGCGCTCATCATCATCTTGTTTGCGCCAGCCATAGGGCCTCCAAGGGCCTTCCTAGCAGGGCCGCCGCGCTTCATGCCACCAATGTGCTTGATGCCCTCACGCTCTTCGTTGGCTTCCTTGACGTTGCGGTTGACTTTGGCATTGGCATATTCAGTGGCTTCAGCCTTACCGCCAGATTTACGGGGCATCTTGCCCATGTCGGCCTTGGCAGACTCACCAATGACTTTACCGCCCTTTTTGAAAGCCCGGCGGCTGATGGGACGGAGCCCCGTCTTTACATCCGCATCAAGCATTTCAGGCGGGGACCAATCGGCAGAAGAAACCATCTGGCCCTTTCCGGGCGCAGCAAGGGCTTTAGCCTTGGATTTCATGGCCTCACGGGCCTTTTTTGCCATTTCGTACATAACGACTCCTAGCTAGGTCTATCCGGGCGTCCCCGGTGCCGCGCTAATCTTGGGCGGCATCAAGTTATACTTTACTTTACCACACTAGATTTCTTTGCAATAGCCTTGTTTTTGTTCTTTGTATGCTTGTTGGCAATCTTCAATGCCTTTTGTACAGCGGCCTCATTTGGGCGAACGTGTTTTTTAAACCGAATAAACCCACCGCGCTTTTCGCCGCTTCCTCCGCCGTCACCGCCTCCACCTCCATCACCGCCCCCGCTATCGCCCCCACCACTGTCCCCGCCGCCGCTATCTCCACTGCCGCTTTCGCCACCGCCGCCGCCATCACCATCGCCATCGCCGCCATAGCCGCCGCCATAACTGCCGCTGTCATCAGCGCCAGAACCGCCCCAACCGCCAAAGCCGCTAGTGTCATTGCCAGCGCCGCCACCCCACGCGCCACCGCCGTAAGATTCACCACCTATGGAACCATCGCCAAAGCCGCCGCCATAACCGCCGGGGGCATTGTCGTTTGGAGATTGGCTTTCTGCTGCCGACAAAGCATCTTGCATACCTTGGGACATGGAAGAGGGGTCAGCAACACTAACCGAAGTTTGGTCGGGGACACCAAAAGCATCTAAACCCCGGCTAACGTCACCCAATGTATTTTGCGCTGCTTGATTTTGATCGTTAAGCGTCCCGTAAGAATATGCGCTTACAGATTCCGCATGAGGAACGCCCATTGTGTAGCTGGGATTGGGGTTTTCTAATTCCGCCGCAGTGGCAAAACCCGGAACGCTTGAAGATCGGCTTGGCGCTTGAACGCCCGGTTGCATGTCGCGCCCCTCTAGTTGCGAAACGCCCTTAGCCGTATTGGCAATTGACACGCCCCTGTCAGTTTCTACATCTGCTTTAGGTGCAGCGGCCCCCAGCATTGGGCCGATTTGCGCTCCAATTTGAGCCCCAATTGCCGCTTGGTTTTGCTGCGCTTGTTGCGCCTCCATTTCAGCTTCTAATTGAGCAACGCCTTTGGCGGTGTTGGCAATTGATACGCCTTTATCAGCTTCTACATCAGCTTTTGCTGTTACGGGTGTTCCGTTGTACATACCAGAAAATTGGTTGGTTGGTGCAACAGAAGTAGTTGAAACGGATTTTGTAGCTACATCGGGCGCGGTCGAACCCTTGTCATAAGATGTAGCAGACCCGATAGGGGCCGGACCCTTGTCATAAGATGTAGCGGACCCGATAGCTGTAGGTTGCCCGTATGTTCCGGTAACTAAACCACCAACCGTTGGCCCGCCCAACAAACCGGAAACAGAATTTGCAATTCCAAAGGGACCACCCAACAAACCCACGCCAGCATTAATGGCTGTAGTTCCGGGGTTGTTTACCGCATTGCTAATCATCCCCGAAAAGGGATTATTAAACGACCCGGTAGGCCCATCAGGCGGGGTTCCTGTTTGTTCCGACCCGCCAGATCCGCCGCCGTCATATGCCCCAGAAAAGCCGTCTGTCGGTGGAATAATCTTAGGGTCCTGCCCGCCGGGCGCTGTCCCCTTGGGGGCAACGGGCGCGGTTCCTTTTGCACCTTTGTACAAATCGAACTGTCCTACTGGTATGTTTGTTTTCCTACCAGCTATATCAGCCATAAGCTGATTGTAGACATCTTGGCCGTAGAAGGGGCTTCCTCCAGCAGCGTAGTGCTTGCGGGCTATGTCAACTGCGGTGTCAACGCCGCCACCATTCTGGTAGGGTTCAGGAAGTTGAATTTTTTGATATTCATCCAAACTTCTGGTTTGCGGAACAACACGCAAATCTTCCGGCAATCTTTCAGAAAACATCATTTTTAATCTTTCATCTTTATATGGTCTCCAATACGGAAGTTTTTCTTGGATGTTAGAAATCATTTCAGATTTAATCGGGTAAGATGGCTCAAGCCTAACCAAAGAAACTGGTTCATTAATTTTTTCAAGTGCCAAAGATCTATGGCGGCCTTCATGCCCAACAATTGCTGGAATGTTTTGAATTTCACCAAATGTAAGGTGGGGAACGTCCGAAAAACCACCAGTTTGAGGTAATTTGGACAAGGATCGCACATAAGCATTCCATGCTTTTGATGATCCCTCTTTGGCTATTTTTAATTCTTCTGTAAGAGGAGACGCAAACTTTGCAAAGTCTTGTGGCCTCATAGTCATCAAAAGGCTTTCATCTCCCATTGGGCCAACAAAAGCTTCGCGAAGAGCATTCGGTGTGTAAAGTTTTTCTAAATTAGGTATTTCATCTGCCGCCCTTTCTAAACGACGGGCAGCAACAATTCCACGATCATTTTCAATTTGCTGCATAAGTTTTTTTATTGGCCCCGACCCAAGTACTGTTTCACCAGCCTTTGCCGAAACGCCGCCCATGCCGCCAGTTTGGGCAAACCCAGCCAAATCAACTGCGTCAGCTATATCTGCATCAGAACGCGGGTCAAATGACCTATTGCCAGCCAAAACATCACCGGGCATTTTTGCCAAATCAACCGCACGGTTAAACTTGTCTTGAAGATATTGGCCTAAAACTTTTTGATTGTAATCAGGGTTGTAGTTATCTTCCACTGGCGTCATATTTGCCGCCAATGATTTAGAGGTGATCGGACGACCGCCATCAGCGTAGCCAGTACGGCTGGTAATGCCTTTGGCAAGTTTGATTGCCTTCTTGGAGGATTTACCAGCCATGACTTACCCCGCCTTAGCGCGAACGGATCATATGGTGAATGATTTCCAGCGCCTTATGCAGCGCAGCATCTTTGTCGGGCTTGCCATTAACACTGCCGCCGCTTGCCCGACCTTCCATAGCCATGCGGGCCTTGTCGGCACGGAAGAAGTCAGCAGCACTGTCAGGGTTGCCCCAATTGACAGTTCCATCTTCCATAACTGGCCTGCTATTGGATTGGTAATCTTTGCCCGAAAAGATACGGGACAAAATACCGGGGCTAGAAGCGTTAGATGACCCTGAATTAAGGTCAATAGTTTCTGGCATCCTAGAAGCCACTTGCTTTTTGGCGGCAGAAACTGCGGAAGAGCGCATTGGGTAGTCGGTCTGGTCAATCCCTGTACTGCTGGGCAAACGGGCCGCGCCAACGCTGCGGTAAAAATTTTCATCTTCAGAACGATCTAAAGCCGGACTATTGCGAAATGTGTTTGCGCCAACGCTGCGATAAAAACCCTCATCTTCCGCCCGATCCATTCCCGCGCTGCTGGGGGGCGTCCCTTTGCCGGGGCGCGTCATTGCGCCCGCAACAACGGTTCCGGTAGCCACCGGCAGGCTCATCGGGCTTGCAGATGGCGGGTTAGCTCCTGCAAACGACCGCTGCATGGCTGCAATTTCGTCGGCAGTCATTTGGCGACCAGCACCTTCAAATGTACTTGGGCCGATGGATGGCGGGTTCTTTTCAGCAAATGACCGTTGCATAGCAGCAATTTCATCAGCATTCATTTCACGCGGCATACCCTCCCTAGCGCGTTGGGCTGCGGCGTCAATGGCATTTTGAACCGCTGAATTTTGGCGGGTCTGTGCAGTATCGCCAGCCGCCTGCTTGATGATGTCATCAATGCGGGCTTGCCGCGCGACATTTTGTGAATAAGCCTGCCCGCCCATTTCAGGGTTACGGGCGCTGCCAACAGGTGCTTGTACGGGGCCAATAGCGCCTTCTGGCGGAATTGATTCGTACCGCATTGCGTATTGGGTTGTCGGATCAACCTTGCGGGCGGGCGCAGGAGCCCGTGCGCCACCCATTGTTGCCGCACTATTAATGCCAAGATAATCCAGAAACTCACGCATACGGCGCTGTTCTGCGTTGGCATAGCCAGAATCGCCGGTTGCGGCTTCGACACCAGCGCCATAAGCGCCAGAAGCGCCGCCTACGATTGCGCCGGGGGTACGAACAACGGCGTTAAGCGCCTTTGCAACAGGATCAACATACCGCGACATCGTAGGGTAGTTTTCGCGGTCACGTTCAGACACACCAGAAAGAGGCTGTTCGCCAAAACCTTCCGTTATGCCCTCCATAACACGGTTTCGGTCCTTTTTAGGTTCAGGTGCAGATTTTGGAACAAGAATAGTATTCCCATCCGCATCTCTTGCAAGTTCATATTCTTCTTGCCGGTTTGCAGCCTTCTGTGCTGCCATTCGGGCGGCCATTTGCTTTGCCAAAGCAGCATTGGAGCCGGTTAGGTCAGGGTTGCTGGCAGTAAGCTTGCCTTTGGGGTTGATACCCAAAGCTTTAGCCAGCCGAAGGGCTTCCGGGCTGGAGTATTGATCGTCGTACCGGTCAGCCATTACAATTCTCCAGTCTGTGTGCCGTCAAGGGTTGGTTCGTTTTGCTCCAACCGCTGCAACATGCCGGGGTCAATGATAGACTCAGCGACTTGTATCCCGGCTGGGTTGCGAATCAACTCTTCAGCAAGCTTGATGGTGGCAAGACGTTCGCGGCTTTCCCGGTCCCTCTTGCGGTTAATAGCATCCAACGCAGTGTCCTGTGCGCGTTGGTCCACTTCATTTTGACGAACCTGAAGGTCAGCCATCTTTGCCGGGTCGCCCTGACTGTTGCCCATTTCCATTTGGAGGCGGGCCTGATCCAGTTGGATTTTAGCTTCAGACTCCTTGGCGCGGGTCTGGCTATCCAGCATACGGGCTTCGGCGTTGCTCTTCTGGTTCTGCATGTTAGCCATTGCCTGAATAAGCTCAGGCGGCGGGTTGCCTTGGACGGACTTGGGCAACATGAACTGCGATGGATTAGACCAACCAAGGGCTTGCAACGCAGCAGTATCAACCGCAATCGGGTCATACAGAGATGGGTTACTGCTTACTAGTTGTTTTAGTGCCATCACCTTCATCAGGCGCTGCGTCTGGCTGGAAGTATTGGGGTCAGCCTGCGGGACAAAATAGTAGTTGTCCAAAGCGTCCGTAAACGTCTTTTCGTCCCACGGAAATGCGGGCTTGCGGGCCTTGATCCAGAACGCTTCGGGATGCTCCCGAAAACATTCAATCAAAAGCTCAAACTCTTCGGCCTGCGCGGCATGAAGGCGCTTGTGGACAGAGTTAAGGATTTTCTGCGCCTGTTCAATCAAGGCCAACGTAGTGCCAACCGGCGCATCCGCCCGGCCCTCACCCACCGCAGCCTCAGAAGTGCCGCCCACGCGCGCACCCGTGTCAGCCATCTGAGTGACAAGGTTCATCAGCGCCCCAGAAGGCTCCTTGTAGGGCAAGGGCATGATGGCCTGATTGATGGGCATACCGTTGGTTTTTACTAGTGCGCCACCACCGGGGGGGACGCGGAAGATATTGGTGTTTTGTCTGGCACCAGTATCAGCCATAAGAAAACCGGGAAAATTATTATACATACCAGCATCAAGAAGTTCACGCCACGCAGCCGTGATAGCGTTTGTTGTATTGCCAAGTATATGCAAAAGGCCAATATCATAAAAACCCATGCCGGGAACAAAAGTGTACTTGACAAAACGCTTCTTAGCGATTGGAAGGCCATCACTATCCTCACTATAGTTGCGAACAAGTGAAAGTATTGTCTGTGAAGACACGTCTATAGTTGCGATGTATGGAATTTCCAACCCGGACGGCTTGCCTTTGTGCTTATGCTCAAAGCCGGGCACATCCAGTTCACAGTAAACTTCATAAATCTCCCGGTCACGGTCTTCCGGGTTAAACGCATCAAAAGAAATGCCCTGCTGGGCGTTCTTTTCGCGCTGAACACTATCCAGATCGGGCAACTTGGGCGTGGACAGGTCTACATCTTTGTACACACCAAGGATTTGCAGCCTCTTGACGGTACTAGGGCGCATAAATGACCGATGCGTAATGCGCGTGGCATTAGACAGGTCCGTGGCAGAGTTATTAACAATCAAGTCGTTGGCGTCAACGCTTTCTGACACGGGACGATTTCGCAACGGACAATAGTAAATCTTCTTGAAGCTGGTGCCACCGAAGCCAAGCATGAGCAACATGCGGTCTGTATCTGGATAGTACTCACTGGCGGTTGCGGTCAGGTAGTGATTAAGGTCGCGCTCAAGGCAACCGGCAAGTTGGTCGTCTTGCAGGGTCGCATTGTTGTTGTCATTGCGAACTTTGACCGGCCCATCGGTGGGAAGTAGTTCAGAACGGGCGTTTGCTTGGAATCGCAGCACTGCTTCAAGCAGCAGCGGATGTCGGACCTTAGACATGCCTTCAATCGGTGCGCCATCAGACGCACCCTGCAAGCCGGGAATTTCAATCTTCAGGCCAAGGAGCTTAATTCCTTGCGCCCGATCTTCAATCCAGTCCTTGCGGCTTTCAAGGTCGTCCCGAATGCCCCGCAAAAGGTCTTGGGAAATCTTGTTTAGCTGCCCTTCGGCTACATCATCAACCAAATTACGGAACCAGTCGTTTTCATCCCGCTCTTCCTTGTGGTCTTCGATGGGTTTGCCGTCCAAAGACACGGTAATTGACCCATCGGCGTGTTCAATTTCAAGAATTGCGCCTTTTGAGTCAATTTTTGGCACATCATCCCCGTCTTCAACCTCAACAATCAGGTCTTCAACGCCCGGAAGGTCGTCTTCGGGTGCAGGCTGACGAATGTTGGGCATCAGGCCGGGGGTCATGGACATTAAACGGCTTCCTTACCGGAAATCAGGGCTTCGATTTCTTTGACAAACCGACGAATACCCTCTTGTGCAGCTATTGTATCTGATTTTGCCAAAATTTCATAGACCCGCACATAGTCATGAGGTTGCTTGCCCCAGACTTCGACGGAAAACCGACCAATAGATCGGGGCGTTGAGGGTTTGATTACGTCCACAACGGCATTTGCAAACACTTGATCCATGTATATCCCCAATGATGCTGTCCAGCATTAGGCAATAATACATCATTTTTGTTAAATTGGGTATAGTGCTTGGTAAGTATTATTACCTTTGAACGAAAACCGCTCTTCGGTATCCGCTTCCCATTCCTCACCGCGCATAATAGCCCCGGTATCCCGCAAATGCCGCATTGCCATGCTTACGGTATCTACCAAATCGTCGTGCTTTGCTTTGGGAAACTGACCAACTTGGGTGATAACCATCTCTGCCCATTGCTTGTTAGGGGCATATACTAGCCCTTCGGCAAACAAATGCTGTACAGAATAGAGCCTAGCCAACTTGTCTTGGCTTTTAGGGTCAAACATATGGACGCCAAACTTCTCATGTCCGTACATCCGCCGGATTTCCTGCGCTACGGAGAAACCAGCGGCCTTGTTTTCGATCAGAAGCACGTCAACCTTTAGCTTGCGGCACGTTTCCGACACTTTTTGGACCAGATCATGAAGCTCATAGCGCCCTTGCCATGCGTACATGAGCATGACTTTAGGAGATACTTCGGTGTAATTTCGTGCTGCATCTACCAAGCCACCGTGTCGGCCCCCGGCATGGGTTGACGCCTGTACGGACATTTCACTAGAAAACACGCCCCATACCGTCATGGCAGACGGGTCATTCTCTGTTTTGGTAGTATATGCGGTATCTAGTGTAGCAATTACTAGGTCCATGTTGGGATAGTTGGGGGCGTCCCACGGCTGCCACCAATCACGCTTGATGATACCGCCGCCTTTGGGTTCTGGTCGCTGCTGCAACTGACCAGCCGCCGCCCACGGGCCAAGTTGCTTTTCCAAAATGGTAACTTCGGTTTCCCCAAAGCGTTCCGGCCAAAGAAGCAAGCCTTCCCGGTCATCAAGTTCTACTTGGGCTTCGGGGGAAACTGGTACGCGGTCGCCATTGCTGGCAACACTTACCAGTGCTTCACCGTCATCATCTACGCCGCGCGGATCATTCCAGCCAATTGATGTGTAGCTGTGTCGCTGCCATTCGTACCGCATAGGAAGGCAAAGATGCGTCCACTCACCCATGTCTTTTGACATGATATGGCCGGTCAGGTCTTCTTCTGACAGGCGCTGCTGGATTACGACATACGCTCCCGTCTTGGGATCATTAAGGCGTGTCGATAGCGCAGAGTCCCACCAGTCGATGGTCGATGCAATGGTAGCTTCGGAGAAGGCTTCTTGGGCGGCATTAGGATCATCAACGACAATGATTGACCCGCCTTCACCCGTAAGGGCAGAGCCTACTGAGGTGGAAAGACGCGAGCCGTTTTTGTCGTTGTCGAACCTTGTCTTTGTGTTCTGGTCACTGGTCAGTTTGAACCTATCGCCCCACATGGACTGGTACCACGGGCTTTCAATCAAGCGGCGGCACTTAACCGAATCGCGCAATGAAAGCTGCTGGGCATAAGAGGCGTGCAGCAACTGCACTCCCGGCCCGGATGTTGGGGAGGCCCAAGGCTGCGCCCAAATCCATGCGGGGAACGCGCAGGACGTAATAGACGACTTGCCCATACGGGGCGGGATGTTGATGATTAGCCGCCTAATGTCACCGTCAACAACCGCTTGCAAGTGTTCGGCAATAGCTTCGATGGGCCACCCTTCGGTAAAGGGTGACGCATCAATGTACCGCCAAGCATGTTTCAGGAACGTGTACAGGCTGTCTTCACAGTCTGCACGGTCTAGTTCCTGCAACTGACGTTCAATGTCGATATGCTTGCCGTCTAGGTCAAGCGTCGTCAAACGGAGGCTCCGGTAGGTCCATCCAGCACAAGAACGGGTTGCCGCCATCAAGACCGCCTTCGGAGGTCCATTCGTCGTCCCAATCGTCCCACCAAGCTATTTCGACCATGTAGCCATTCCACACAAGAATGTCGCGGTCTTTGGGTGCGGTTTCAGGCGGGTTCCAATCCATCACACAGCCTCCTTCTGCTTCTTGCGGGGTCCACGGGGGCGCTTGATAGCCCTTGGGTCTCCATTGGGCAGTTCATCTGTCCGCAAATCTCTGGCACGGAGTACTATATTGCAGACATGCCCACGGCATACACCGTATGCCGCAGCAATCTCAGCGGATGTCATTCCGCTGGCCCAGTCATTTAAAATTGAGTTTCTGTCAGCTTTCTTACGCATTGTTCCCCCTGTGGTGCGCTGCATCATAACTTACCAGTGGCTTTGACGCCAGTGCTAAGTTTTGCCGCCACCAATGACTTTCAGGTCTGCTGTGGAAGAAGCCTTGATGGTAGACGTAACCTTCTTCATCATGGCGTGAACAAGGTCTTTGGTTTCTTCACCGGCCAAATTGTCGGCGCAGTTTGCCAATGACACAAATGCCATCATGCGCTGGGCAAGGGCATCCGAATAGATGTCCAAGTCTTCAGCGTCCACAAGCGTGACAATATCATCATCATCATCCATTGCCGTTATCCTTTCCTGTCGCCAGCCAAGCATCGTCATCCACTGGGTTGTGGAGAATAGGTGCCTTAGGTGGGGCATAAGCACGGGGAGCCTCCCTGTGAAAACTGCGGAGGCGGTCGTTTTCTAGGCGTTCGATTCGGTTCTCCAGCTTCATGATGATACGGTTAAGCTCTATAAGCTCCCGCGCCATTGCGTCTTCGGCATCCATCACGCCGTACTTGAGCCTGAACATGGACCGTAGCTCCTGCGAAAATGGAGACATGGCATCTAGCATCATTCATATTCCCCCTATTGCTAATAGTACCTTACACAATAAAATGACGCCATGCTAGGGGTTGACGTTATTTAATTGACGACACAATACCTAGCCGGTAATGTAATGACGCCTAGTCCCGCGTCGTCTAAGGGTAGGACACCTGACTTTGACTCAGGCAGTTGTGGTTCGAATCCATGCGCGGGAACCAAACAAGGGGGATGGTATGTTAACAAGACGTTGGGTATTGGGTGGCTTAATAGCAGCACCGGCTGTTATTGCTGCGGACAAGTTAATGCCGGTTCATGTTATTCCAGAAAGATGGGCTACGGTATGGGGCGTTGGTTGGGATTTAGAAGTTGTTGAAGTTCCATTGTGGAAACCTATGTCGGTTGCCCAATTTGGTGGACCAGAATGTTTAGGTGGTCACATTGAAAAATTTCGGGAAGTAACGGATTGGATTTATACCAATCCTTCAGTGTCATCAATTCTTCCTACGCACTACCCGCATTGGCATGATAGGGACTACTACATTAACGAACCAGCTTCTATTAAAAAACTTGACTTAAAAGAACATTGGGGAGATCGACACGCAGAACATTTGGCTGAACTTGAAAAATGTAATAGAACCCGCAATGATGATTGGGAAATTGAAGGCAAGGACCAGCATAGGGTTGATGTTGCCCATATGTACGAACTGTCTACCGGCAATAGCGACAAATGGGATTACGACAAATGGGCGGCCTTCAGGGATGCAAACAAAGCTACTGGTCAGTTGCCTAAAGTTAAGTTCAAGCCTGCCGTAAAGTCTATCGTTTAACAGGAGGGTAATCATGAAGTGGAAGCCGATTAAGAGTGCGCCTAAAGATGCAGCAGAGCTGCTGTTGTGGGCTGAAGGCAAACTTACCAAGGAAGGGGTGGCTTGGATGGGTATCTGGGAACCCGAAGACGAACAGTGGCATGTGCTTGGCTATGACATGGTGATTGAGCCGACGCACTGGATGCACATTCCAGAGGGACCCAAAAAGCCGAAGGAGTAATCCCGGCAAGGCCACTGGATAGTCCCGGTTATCAAAAAGACACACTCTAGCTTCATTATCTCTAAGTTCCTTCTACAGGGCTACAAGGAGAGAAGCATGAAGTGGCTTATTGAAAAGATCATGGACTATCCGGTTCCTAACAAGGAGTTCGGCCTGTTCTACATCCCCGGTCTGGAGTGGGTTGCAGAATACTGCAATAGCAACGAAGACAATGACGGATGCGTCCTTGGGGAGGTGGAAGGTGACTACCGTGGTTTTGGTAGCACCGCCGAAGAGGCTCTGGTTGACCTGATCGAAGAGCTTGAGCTTCAGGATTGGGATGACGTGGAAGAGGATGAAGAGGAAGACGAAGAGTAACAATTCGTGAGAATGTTTCCCGTGAAACATTTTACCGCCTACCTAGCAGGGGACCCAAAAGGTTCCCTGTTTTTTTTGGGGGGTAGGGGGGGGGGGTACCTTAAGGTTCCAAATCCCTAGATAATGGGGCTTGAAGGTGCCGGGGGGGGGGAACCCAAGTGGGGGGGGTAGG